AATTAAAGTAACAGCTTTATCTGAGTCAAATGCACCACTAATTCTAAATCTACTTAATTGATCATTAGATAGCAAATCAACTGCTCTTTTATTATTAGTTTGTTTTATTAATAAAGATCTGGTATCTGCATTAGCTTGACTATAAGTTCTACCTGAACCTCTACCTGTCCATACTTGATCACCAAAGTTAGAATTACCAGTTAAACCTCTTCTATTTGAAACATAAGGTGATCCAGCTTCAGCAGGTCTTGCAGCAAAGAACTGATTATTCTCATCTAAATCATATAGGTAGCCACCAGGATTAGCAGCATATCCATGTGGATTCTTATTCTTAAACTTTAAACGTGCTTCTCTAGCTGCATTTAGATCAGATGTAGTATTAGTTTTATCTAAATTTGTATTGAAATAAACATTAGATTCTTTATTGCTTGGTTGATGAAGAACCATACCTAAATCCTTTAGTGAATTTGGATTTAAATCTTTACCTAATCTAGTACGAGTTACACCTTCAATTTTAGTTTGAAACTGATATGACTTTTCAATAAAATCATAAGGATTATCAGACCCTATCAATCCAGGTGAAGTATCAATTGGACCTTTTCCTGCAAACGCAGTTGGAATTATAGAACCTAATTGTATAGCCCTAGTACCAAAAGTATGTTTACCTCTAATAGTCTTTTGTAAATGTCTTACTGATTTAGGACGATTGACAAATGTCTTGCCATTATGTTCATTCCATAAATCTTTTACTATTATTTTTCTTTGATTAATTCTTTCTATATTTTCTGGGTCGTTATTATTCAAATCAATATCTGCAAATTGCTCTGCAATCCATTTCTCTGTATCACGCTGAGCTACAAGTAAATTATTATAAACAGTATTTACTTCATTCGGGGATACATAACCAGTTGTTTTACCGTGTCTCTTTTTGATTTGTAGTTGTTGTTTTGCCATAATTAAGTAAAGGGGTTATTTGCGTTTTGCACCACCACGGGCACGGTTTTTCTTGGGTATTTCAAGCTTAAGACGATTACCTTTATGGCTCACA